GGATATTTCATCTCATAATTCCCTTCGCGTCGGGCAGCAGCGCCTTGCTTTGACATGATGGGCGAAGGCACGACCGGATATTAGACGGGCGGATGGCCGTGTTACAGTGGCCGCACCAAATAGATGCAGCGTCGGGGTTAGTCTTTCTACTCATGCTGCTAATCCTCTCGCGTTGCATACTTGCCGCATCATTAGTGGCGTGAAGCCCCAGATACGCATGGCTTGGCTGTAGTCCTGTGTGGCGCGCTTCAAGTCGCTGTCCAGCACTGCTAGTTGGCTAGCTAGCCTGTCACGCTTGGCGAATAGGGCGGCGGCGCGCTTGGCCGCATCGGTTGCGGGGTCAGTCATTGTTTGCTCCTTCGATTGTTTCTGGTTACGCTAGCCGGTCCATATACCACTTGGCTTTGGCAAGGTCTTGCGCGGGGTTACCCTTCAGGTCCGCACGGGTTAGGTACTTGATGACGTTACCCTTCAGGTACCCGGCGAACTCTTCGTCGGTGAGCTTGGCCCGGATGAAGTCGATAGTCTCGATACCGCCGTATGTGTAGTGCGCGGGGCTGTTCACGAGGTCTGGTGCTAACTCCACTAGCTCCAGTACACCTCCCGCTTCCTTAAGCTGCTTCTTAGCTAGGTAGATGTAGCTGTCGCTAACCAACATACGCGATTTGATCTGCTTTACAGTCTGCCCACCTTTAAGCATGTCCAAGACAGCTTCAATTTTAGTTTTGTACTTGGCTGGGTAGTATTGAACTGCTTGTTCTTTATTAGTCATTTCAATTGCTCCTTACTTGAGGTTACCGCCCGATTTTAGGATGTCGCCGCCATAGACGTAGGTTCCTACGTGCTCTAGCTTGATGAACGGATGGGCGTATATTTTACCGCCATGCTTCCTGAATAGCTCGCAGAAGTGGTAGTCTTCTGACAAGAGCGCGCCGGTATGGTCGATACTGGTAGCAAAGAACTCATACGTCAGCGGCTTAACGTACTCGTCAGTCTCTGGGTCTTTGAACGATGCAGTTCGGTACGTAGGTACATGAGGCATCAGATGCTCGAACACTGCCCGCTTGATGAGCATGAAGCCCGTGCCGCCATGCCGCACCTCGAAGATACCCTTCTCGTTGGTAGTAGCATCGTCTGTTCCTACCATGTTGAGGACGAATGCCCCGGCGTAATCTTGCAAGTCTGTTTGGCTCGTCTGGGCAGCGCGCTTCACGCTATCCCAGTTCACTTCCTTCTTGGGGTAGATACCGCAGACGATATCTTCGTCTGCTAACATCAGTTGGGCAACAGCCTCACCGTCAAAGCTAATGTCCGCGTCAATGAACATCAGGTAGTCGTGGTTGTTCTCTAGGAATACGCGGGCTAGCTCGTTGCGGGCACGAGTAATGAGGCTCTCGTTCATGAGGTGGCCCCAGAATACCGGGACTCCAATCTCTCGCATCTTCTGCATAGTCGTGAGTAACCCCATCACATAGTGCCCGGTACACATACCGCCGTACATCGGGGTAGCCACCATCAGGGTTGGCTTCTTCGGCTCCACGGGTTTTACTTTAATCGTGTCGGTCATTTGCTTGGTCCTTGGTTTCGTACCGAATGTTGATCTCTGCAAACGGGCTACCACCTGCCTTAAAGGGTACTACATCCAGTAGATGCTGGTATGCTCGTACCGCAGCGTTCATAGCTATAAGGGCTTCGTGCATGGCTTTTTGCCATACTTCCGGTTTCTCTTCAGTCATTTGCTTGCTCCTTTTCTCTGTGGCCTAGGTCTACGTGCATACTAACTAGCTTATCCACAACTCGCTTAAACGAGTCGTCTTTCTTCATCATTCTGTCCGCACGGATGAGGCCGTGTATTACAGTGCTGTGGTCCCGGCGCATGATCCTGCCAACCTGCGTCTTGCTGGCACCCCGTAGATAGAGCGCCATATATAAGCCGAACCGTGCGCGGCATACGAAAGCAGTCCGGTTGTCTGCATAGATAACGTCGGGATGGATTTTAAACATCTCCGACCCGGCTAGAACGAGATCGCTTGTAAGCACTATGCTAACCTCTCTTCCTGATAACCATTTGGTAGCCAACGTGCACGATCTCGACCTCCTCTGCGAAGATGTTTACGAAGGCGTCGATAGCCAGCTTGGGCCTGTGCAGGATATCGCGGGTGCTGGGCATCCAGTTGTAATCGTCAAACACCATAAACCCCTTGGGCTTGAGCAACGGCCAAGCCATGCAAGCATCGGTCAGGACATCCTTGGCGATGTGGCTCCCGTCGATGTAGATGAAAGAATAGTAGGGTTGGTCCTCGTCGCTATCCACGCCGGTAAGTAAGCACGAAAGACCATATACAGAGCTACCCTTTTGCCACTCTACCACTCTATCGGGAAACTTATCTACGACCACTCCAATGTTGTGGCTAAACCGTTTCTCGACCGCAGCCATGTCCTCCTCGGTATGCTCTTCGCCACCTTCCCATGTGTCAATGCAGTAGATATCATCGCTGCAGCGGGTTCCATCGTTACTCTGCATCATGTTTTCAACGATCCAGACGGTGCTGCGACCTTCAAAGGAACCTATCTCAAGGAAGCAACGTCCTTCCCCCGCATCGCGCTCTGGCAGCATAGGGATAAGCTGCGTCCAGACTTCTGGCGACCAGTGGAACCAGTCTTTGGTGAATTGGTATTCGCTCACTTTAGAATTCCTTTCAAAGTTCCCGGTATTCCGCCGTTGTATAGCTGTTCCTGTCGCAGTTGCTGCTGCCTCAACTGCTGCGCTTGTGTCTGTGCTTGTTGCAACTGTTGCTGCTTCCACTGGTCGTACTGCTGCTGCTGCTGAGCTGGGTTCGGATAAGATAGGTACGGCACATTCGCAGCTTTAGCTTCTTCCATCTCCGCACGGCGGCGTTCAGGGCCGGTGAGTAGCTCGTCCATCACATGCTCGTGGATTTCGGCTAGCCGAATGTCGCGCATCGCTGCGTTGACTGCTGCCTTGTCGGTCTCGTTTCCGAAAATATCTATGCTGGTTAGGTGATCTTCCCATCGGTTATGGAACGGCTCTTTCCCAACCCTAAACTCTTCAGGGTGGCTGCCCATCCGTGCTAGTAGCAGCCGCACGACTGCATGGGGTTCATCCTCCATAACTTGCTCCTATACTAACGGGGTTATGACGTCGGCCAGATTGTTATAGTGTGTGGCTAACTTCCTATGTGTGGCTGCAATCTGATTAATAGTTGCTCGTATCTCTTTGAGTGCCTTATACTCCGCCATCTGCTCTTCTATGACAGGGCTATCGGGGTTCTCGACCGCCCACACAATATTCTCCCACTCGACCAAAGATTTGCGCCCAAGATTGGGGACGCGCAGCAACTCGTGGCTAGGTACATCTATAAAATCTCCGACCGTTGCGGGCCTTTTTGGGTTTCGGGGGCGGTCCCAGTCGTTTATTAAGCTATATTTTAGGCGTACACTTATCTCCAAGTCGGAGATTAACGTGTCCCGTGTTATCTTCTTAACCTCCATAACTTGCTCCTATCTTGCTCTCACAGTTTAGTGGTAGGCCAGTGGCCCACTTAGGTTGAATACGCATACATTGCTCGACGAACGCTCGTGCCTCTGGTGCTTGCTCCGTAGGCGCAATGATACCCACGGCATCGTGCACGGTCATCGCTACCTTCTGGCTACGGGCAATCATCAACATCTGCTCACCAATAATGATGCGGGCTAAGGCTTGGCACACGTTCTCAATCAGCTTCCCGCCATATAGCCGGTTCGGGATGGTGGCACGGCCACGCCTCTGATCGTAGAGAAACTCTGGTCTACCTTTGGTGCCTGTTGTTAGGCGCAGATTGGGGTACTTTAGGTATAGCCCGTTAGGTAGACGTATCCCAAGGGCGTTAACCAAGACTACCCCGTCCTTACCGAGCGGCGAAGTTGAACCGCCAAGGATAGCGGCGATAGCGGCTTGCCCCTGCTGCCAAAGCACGGGGATTTGAGGGTACGTATCACGATATACTTGGATGATATACTGGCACTCGCCTAGCCCCATCTCGACACCGAATGCCTTTAGCTGCGCCTTGAACTTGTCTGGCCCCATACCGTAACCCGCACCAAGGATGGTGGTTTTCCCTACGAAGCGTTCGGCATCTACTACATCCTCCATCGGCTTATCGTAGATGGCGGACGCCATCATCTTATAAACGTCCTCACCGCGAGTGAAGGCATCCACGAGGTCGTTCTGCCCTGCCAGCCAAGCCAAGGTCCGTGCTTCAATCTGGCTACTGTCGCAGTCGATAAACGTATAGCCCTCAGGCGGCAGCACAGCCTTCTTGAGTGGCGACTTGCGCGGCAAGTTCTGCATGTTCACCTTGTCATCGCCACCCCAGCGCCCAGTGTGCGCAGCGTAGTAGCGTAAGGGTATTGGTAGTGTGCCTCGATCCGCAATGTCGATAAACCGCTGCGTCCTTGTTTCCTCAAGGGTGCTTTTTACTCCTAGTCGCGCAGCGACAATGGCTTGCACCATAGGGTCGTCATGCTCCAAGAGTGCCTTGAACCCTTCATCCGTCTTAGCGAAGGCGTAAGTCTCCTTGCCCGTTGTAGGGCTGATCTTGGTTGGCACCTCAACACCACGAAACTCAAGCAGTGAGGCCAGCTTGGGGTTACTCATCAGGTCAGACCTGTCATAGTTGAGCTTGCTCATAAGCTCCGCCTTGTTGGCCTGTACGCGAATGAGGTGGTCCTCAAGGATGCTCTTATCCAAACGTAACACTGGCTCTGTGAACATGCGTATCGTCAGGTCCACTAGCCGCTGCTCAAGCGCGGGGAACTTAGGTGCCATGCACTCGAATAGCTTAAGCGTCAGGTCGCAGTCGTTACAACAATACCCGCCATAACGAGCCAATTCCTCAGGGGTAAAATCTATCCTCCGCTTACCCAGTGCGTTAAGCACCTCGTTACCCTTCTCACCGACAGCGTAGAACTCGGCCAGCGCCTTCAAGCTAACCCCCGTCTCGTTGCCATGTAGTGCACGAGCCATAGACAGCGTATCAGCGATGCGCTTGGGGCGGATGTCGAAGTGCCAGTTAAGAATAGCCATATCGAACATAGCGTTGTGCGCCAGCGCGATAGCATCCGACCAGTCAAACTGGTCCAGCCAAGCCTTCGTCGCTTTCTTAGTCCCACTAAACCATACTGCGTCGTCGTTACCTACCTTTACGGATACGCCGATAACCTCAAACTGGGGGTCACGGATATACTCTTCGGTGGTGATCTTGGAGAGCGAGTAGGTAGGAGTGTACAGCGTTTCAAAGTCGATGGTAATAAGCTTCATCACGCCACCTTCTTACGGGGCTTACTTGGTTTCGGCAGGGAGTAGGGGGTTGAGTAATACTGCTTGATGGAGTCCACGGCTTTCTCAATGGACATAAAACCTCGCGGTATGTCATCCCCCTCGACCTCAAGGGTCTCAATGGATGCATCGTAAAAGTCTTTGTGGTGGAAGCCTAGCCCACTAACTTCTACGCCATACCCCATCCACGAGAACGAGCGTTCTCCTCGATAATGCTCACGTACGTAGCTTGTACGTCCATCAGTATCACGAACGAAGTTACCTACATAATGGAGGATGCGCTTACGCTTCCCGTCTACAGCAGTCCCCGTCACACGTTTAGCAAAGAACCGCTTGCCATCTCGCCGGTCAATCGTCCACGAGGCCGACACGTCAGATTTCTGCGCACGAACTAAGATAGCCTCTGACGGGCGCTTGGCAGACAGACATACGTTACATATGTTAGCTGCAATCTCGTCGGGTGTCATCGCTTCCAACTTCAATCTTACCCGTTCAATGCTCATCTCCTTAAGGAAGTGGGGGGTTACCGTCTTGCGGGAGTAAAACTGACTAAACTTACCTTTGTTACCCTTATGTCGCAGCGTTTGCGGAACTACCTTACTTTCCCTCATGACAGACATTTTATGGTTCACGTCATAATGAACAAAAAAGCTCTCCGCAAAAGAACCATGCTCGGTATTGTATACCACTACTACACGGTAGCAAATTCCTACGGGTAAGTGGCAGTAACTCCCCTTCCTCCCTACATAAGTCATGCCACCTTTTAGCCGCATCATGTAGACAATCGACGCGCCGTAGGTGTCGTTATCTTTGTTGTATTGATCGCTCTTCTTGAAAAAGACACACCGCAAAAGGGGCGGGTCCGCTAAAACGCCCGGTAAAAGATGGTCAACGAGAAGCCCAGAGTTTTTGGGTAGTATAACACCCCCAAGCTTAGCCATAATATGGTACGCAGAGGTATTGTATTTCCATAGCGTCTTGATGTCATCGAAATATCCGGGAAGGTAGTCCAATATATCATGGATGGACACGGCGTTAGCTATACCATCCACCAGAGGGTCTTCTCCATCCTCCTCCAAATCGGATGTGGTCTTCACCACTATCTCGGCAGTATGCACAATCTTCTGGGGGCGCAACCGTTGCCACAAAGCCTTGATCGTCTGGAAGATACGCATATTACGTAGATCAGTAATTTTTATCATGCCTCTGCCTCTACTACGTAATCCTTGTGGACGAACCCATACGGCCTTCT